AGCGGTTCAGAATACATCTGGACAGACTATCGAGGTTCAGAACAGTAATTTGATCGTAGTAAGGGAGGCCTAGTATATGCATATTGAAAGAATTCATAAAATGCTTGAATGCCTTGCTGAAAAATCCTTATGTGAGATTGAAAAAGGGATTGAGAATGTCAGCACAGAAGAAATGGGAGAAGTGATCGACATGATAAAGGATCTGTCAGAAGCAGAGTATTATGCCACAATTACTAAGGCAATGAACGAAGCGGACGAAGCAGATATCATGGAGAAGCTTTTAGAGTATGTGGATGACCGAAGATATTACGACCGGTATCGTTATGCTGATGGAAGATTTGCACCGAAAGGCAGAGGAAAACGAAGAGGATATGATGAACCCCCATATTATCACATGTACCCGGATGATTACGAAGATGCAGAGCACATGAGAGACATGGATAAGAAAGACCTGAAAAGGATGTATACAGATACCGGAATGATGGGAGATAGATCATATCCGAGGGATTCCAGAGAGGGAAAAGCCGGTATTTCCAGACGTACTTATATGGAAACCAGAGAAAACCATCATGGCAATTCAGAAGAAGATAAAAAAGAGCGTGCAAAAGCAAGAAAAGATTACTTGCGAGATATGCAGATGGATATTACTGAAATGACATCAGATGCAGCCCCGGAAGAAAAGCAGATGTGGAGAAATGAATTACAGATGATGTTGCAGAAAATCTAAGAGGTGAGCGCAGTGTTTAAAATCAATGATGTTGAATGGAATATTTTATATGTAAATCCTAATAGTGAATGCTTGATGCGTTCAGACGGAACAATTACACTTGGTGTTACAGATTGGAGCAAACGAACGGTTTATTTGTCAAATGCATTAAGTGGAAGCCTGTTAGAGAAAGTTCTATCTCATGAGTTGGTACACTGCGCTTCATTTTCATATGACTGCCACATTCCAATAAATGTAGAAGAAATCGTAGCGGATTTTCTGTCTCTTTATGGAAAAGAAGTCGTTGGCATAGCAGATGATATTTTGAATGGGGTAATTGAAAATGGATGTTATAAAGCAGTATGAGGACTATATAGGGCTTAAAAAAGAATACATTAAAAATCCTACATTGGAAAACAAAAATGCAATGATAGCCAAATTAGAAGAGTACGGAAAGTATATATACGACCAGTGCAACAGATTAAGAAAGGATTGCATTGTGGAAGAAGAAAAAGAAGTACTTAGAAGGTATTTCGGTGGGAAATAGCAAAGAGGGGTGGAGCAATCTGCCCTTTTTAAAATGGTACAAAAAGTTGTTTAAAATAGGTTAAAATATATATTGAAAAGAATATTAAAAGTACCGGACAGAAAAATGGATTCTGTTCGCTAACCTAGAATAGTTATAGGATGATGCATGGCACGTCCTATTTTGGGCGTGCTTTTTTATTTTTGGGAATTAATTCAGTGGAAGAAGACACGGCTTATATCCGGGTTGTCGAGGGTTCGATTCCTTCATTCCCAATTGCCAGCTATGGAGTAAATAGCAACTCATTCGTGCCGGACTGACCGGAGTAACAACTTGGAAAGAAAGAGGTAGAAACATGGTAAACGTAGCAAACGAATTAAAGAAACTCGGAATTGAAGTTTCAGACGAACAGAAAGAGTCTCTTAAAAAGAGTATGGGTGAAGAGCTGTATTCCAAAGAAGAAATGGAAGACAAAGTTAAAAAAGCTTCATCAGAATCCGAACAGTGGAAAACCAAGGCAGAATCAGCAGAGAGAATGCTTGAAGGGTTGGATGGAAAAAGTCCGGAAGACATTTTAAAAGAGCGTGATGACTGGAAGAGACAGGCAGAGGATTCCAAAAAAGATTACGAAGCCAAAATCGCAGAGCATGAGAAGAATGAACTTTTGAAAGAAGCATTTGCGGAAATCGAGTTTACTTCTAAATCTGCAAAGAAAGCCATTATGGAAGATATTTCCAAAGGCGTAAGCGTAAGAAATGGAAAACTGATAGGGTTCAGTGATCTTATTGAGGAAGCTAAAAAGACAGATGCAAATGCATTTGTAAATAAGCAGAATCAGCCGAATCCAAAGGCGTATTTTACAAAACCGAATGAAAACAATTCCGGTGATGATAAGCCTACAACAAGAGAGAGCATTTTATCTATCAAAGATAGATCAGAACGTCAGAAAGCAATTGCCGAAAACATTTCTTTATTCCAACAGTAAAGGAGTTTTATATGAACAAAAACAGATTAACGATGAACACAAATTTGCAGTTTTTTGCAGCAAACGCAGGACTGATTGCAACAGGAGACATTGATGTAACGGCAAGGGAAATTGATTTTGTTACATCTTTTGAAAGAAACTGGGAAGCTTTAAGAGAAATTCTTGGAATTTCAAGAGCAATTAAAAAAAATCCGGGAACTGTTCTTAAAAGCAAATATGCAGAAGGAACGTTAGAGAGTGGGACTGTAGCAGAAGGCGATGTGATTCCAAGAACACATTACGATGTAAAAGAAAAACCTTATGCAGAGATTACTCTTGAAAAATATGCAAAAGAAGTTTCTATCGAAGCTATCAAGGATCATGGATATGAAGCAGCTTGTGGAATGACAGATGAAGAGTTCAAGACAGACCTGCAGGATGGAATTACAACAAAATTCTACAACTATCTGAAAACTGGTACACTTACAAACACTGCAAAAACATTCCAGATGGCTGTAGCTAAAGCTATTGGATCTGTCAAGAATAAGTTCAAGACAATGCACAAAACTGCTACAGGAGTTGCAGTGTTTGCAAATATGATGGATTTCTATGATTATCTTGGAGATTCAAACATTACTTTGCAGACAGCCTTTGGACTTACCTATATTAAGGGATTCCTCGGAGCAGACATTATGTTCCTTTGCTCTGACAACGAAATCCCAACAGGAAAAATTCTGGCAACACCTGTAAACAACATTGTTGCTTATTACGTAGATCCATCTGACGGAGATTTTGAGAAAGCCGGTCTTTCTTACACAGTTAGTGGAGAGACAAACCTTATCGGATTTAAGGTAAAAGGCGATTACGATCGCGCAACCAGCGTAAATTATGCACTGTTAGGATTTGTACTTTTTGCAGAGTACATTGACGCAGTAGCTAATGTTTCAATTACACCGGGGGAATAGATCCCACTACACAGGCGGTAAATGCTAGTGGGGAACTCACGGAAGAATACTTAAACTCTCTTACAGTTGCAGAAATTAAGGCACTGGCAGAGAGTAAAGGGTATTCACTGACCGCAACAAAGAAAGCTGATATTATCAGCGAAATCTTATCACAGCAATAAGGAGTGTGGAGCAATGTCATATGTAGATTTTGAATATTACCAAACTAAATATGGTGGAAGTTTGTTCGAAAGCAAAGAAGACTTTGCTCCATATGAAAGAAAAGCAGAAAGAAGAATCAATGCGATCACATCAAACAGGATTTTGTTTTATTCTCAGCCAGAATCAGAAGATGCATGGTGGGATAATATCAAAGATTGCACCTGCGAAATAGCTGAATTGCTAAAGAATTTATCTGAGTACTCTGCGGCAGTTAATAACTTTGGTGTTATTGCAAATACGGACGGAACTGTAAAAGGGAAAATGATTAAAAGCATGACTTCTGGAAGCGAATCAGTATCTTATGATGCTGGAGCATCTTCTTCGACATTTGTAGAGCTTGCAAAATCAGAAATGGCACTTAATCGTAAGTGCTACGATATTGCATCAAATTACCTAACCGGAATGGTTGATTCAAGGCATGAAAACCTTTTGTACATGGGAGTTTAGCTTATGGGAATCGGATATAAAGATGCCGTGGTTTTATATAACAGGCATTACAACGACACTTTAGAAACTGAATATTATTTCGGTACTCTATTTGAAAATGTAAGAATCGAGCTTACACAGGCAGAGAACATAAACAAATCTGGAATGAAAGATGCAGATAGTTTTCTTGTAAAAATCCCGAATGATGGCACATTGAATTATGCTAATCCACCAGACTGGGAGAACATGAGCGAAGAAGAAAAGCTAAAGCATTTCACTTTAAGAAGTAATGATTTTGACTTCGTAATGATTGCAAAAAAAGATGAACTTCTCATTGATAGGGAATTGCCGGTTGGATTAATTAATTCAGACGATTATCCGGGTAAATTCTTCCAGTACATGGTAAATGAAAAAGGGAATTGCTACAAAGTGAATACTATCGGTGTTTACAGCCTTATACCAAGGTTTGAGATTGGAGGTAAATGATTTGGATGAAAAGCCAAAAATAATGCTTGTATCAGATGCAGAAACTGCTCAAAGAGCTATCCTTGATATGATAAATAGTTATCCAAATTTTCCGCCCGGTTTCAAACCATCAAATTCAACAATCTTATGGAACAGCATAAAAGATACTCAGTCTATTGGAGTTTTTCCGGCGCAGGATCCTGTTTATTTGAAAAAATATGTCAGCGGTTCTTATGTCGGACAAATGACGTTCCAGATCGTATACAAAAGCAATCCAACAACAAACAAGGATAATATTGCAGCAAGCAATCTGCTTGAAAATATTGCAAAGTTCCTTGAAAGTGGAGAATTTACGTTAAAAGATAAAAATTTTGTTGTAGAACAAATCAACCGCACATCGGATGTATTTTGCGGTACAGCAGATGGAAAAACAACAGAATTAGCAATTAATATGCAGCTTAAATATTTTTATAAAAAATAGGAGGAATACTCATGGCAAAAGACAGAACTAACATGGTCTCACTTTTGGATATTGGAAGCCTTATGGGTGGATCAACTGAAAAGCTTGCTGAAATGGGTGACGGTTTCACAGAGCTTACAGAAGACTGGGGACCTAACACAGAAAGCACACAGTATGTAAACATGAAAAATGCAAGCAACTCTGTAAAAGGGTATGCATTTTCAATGTCCCCAGAAAGAGAACATTTGTCAGATGAAATGCAGACAGTGTTTAATGACATTTTTAAAAAGCTTCCAACAGGAGATCAGTGCGAGACATATTATTATCGCTACTATAAAACTGATATTACAAGCGGATCAGGAGATTGTATCCGTGTTCCAGTAACTGTATGCGCATCAAGCACTGGTGGATCAGGTGGTGATATTTTAAAGTCTACAGTCCAGATTAATGGAAATGGAGATGTAGAACAGGGAACAATCACTATTGCTGGTGATGGATCGTTCACATGGGCGCCTAAAGTAAGCGCTTTGGCTTTGGATGAAGATTACCCAATTGCATAGGTGTTAATTAAAAATTAGCATATGTGGGATGCCTGCCTTTCCTTGGTGTCCCACATTAGGAAAGGATGTTAAAAATGGAAGAAATTAAATTAAGCAGTGGTATAAAAAAAATTGCAATAAAAGACGAAGACGGAGATCTTATTACAGTTATAACAGTAGATACAGCGAATGCAGACACAGCTAAGAAGTTTGCAGGTGTAATTGATAAATTAAATAATATATCTCAAAACTGTGAAAAAGAAGCAGCCGAATGGAGAAAGAACCACAAAGACGATATGAATGTGGATGATATTAATGTGGATGCAGCATTAGAACTGAACAGCATTCGTGTGAAATATCTTAAGCAGATTACGGAAAGTATAGATGGGTTGTTTGGCGAAGATGCCATGAAACAGATTTACGGAGATATTGTCCCGGATGAACTTGCAATTGTGGAGTTTGTAGAGCAGGTTATCCCTGTTATGAATAAGCTTTTCAATAAACGTTTTGAACAGGTGCAGAACAGATACAATGTAAGAAGACGTGGGGCAAAATAATGAACAATGTCATGCTGGACAATTTGCCTACTGAATGGAACGGATACAAAGTAAATACCGATTTCCGCATAGGTATGCAGATTTATATTTTGCAATATGACAAAGAAATGAATGAGTACGAGAAAACAACTTCTATTCTTTATCTTATGTTCTCTGATGAATACGGAGAACTTAGAGACCATCCACAGCACCATGAGTTAAATGAATGTATTTCCTGGTATTTAAACGGATGGTATCACGACAATACCGGCAG